GAAATTGCAGCCAGTGGTTGATGAGGAAATATGGGATATGGCCTGTCAGATGATGGAGGATCATTATTTTCCTTATATGTGTAATTCAAAAGTAATCACTTTAGATGCTGCTGAGGCAGAGTGCAATAAACAAACATCGAATGGTTACCCAATTACTCTTAAGTATCCGATAAAAGAGGTATGGTTGTATGAGGACGGCTCTTTACGAGAGGAGTATCGAACAATTCAGAGGAAGTATTTTGAAGATATTGCTACCCCTGAAGGTGCTAGAACATTTTTTACTGCTTCACAAAAGTATGAGATGCGTTTGCGTACAAAATTATCTGAGGGCAAGATTCGAACTTTTACAGCAAGTTCGGTTACTCACAATCTTGCTATGTCTCAATTGTGTCATGATATGAATCAAAAGTTTTATGCTTCTCATGGGAGGACCATGAGTTGTGTTGGAATGTCCAAGTATTATGGAAATTGGCATTCTATGATAACTGATTTAATGCAGTTTACTTTTGGTTGGGCTCTTGATGAGTCTGATTATGACAGTTCGTTTTTTCGACGGCAATTGTGGGCACAAATGCGTATGCGTTTTCGATTTTTATCTGGAGAGTTTCAAACTCTCGAAAATTGGAATCGATTGGTGCACTTGTATTTTGATATAATTTATACAATTATGGTTACTCCTCAAGGTGATGTAATCGTTAAAAATACAGGAAATCCAAGTGGTCAAAATTGCACAATTGTCGATAACACACAAGGTTTAACGCGCTTTTTATACTACGCTTTTATAAGCTTATGGCGGAAGTATTTTAGTTCCGACTTGGATCGGATTAAGCAAATACAGCGCGAGCTGGTATCTTTGAGTTATGTCGAGGATTCTCAAGAACAAGAGTTGCTTAATGAAATGCGCGTAATTGAAGATCGAAGCTGTACAGCAGCTAATTTTCAAAAGCATGTGTGTGCTAAGTTATGTGGGGACGATAATACGTTCTCCGTCGCTGATTCATGGTTGGGTTGGTTTAACGGTAAAAACATAGCTGAGGTATGGACATCACTTGGCGTTAAAACGAAGAGTGATGATTGGGAGCCTCGTCGAGTAATAGACTTAGATTTTTTAAGTCAAACGACGAAGTGGTTTCCTGATCTCGGGCGATACCTACCAGTGCCTGAGATGGAAAAAACGATGGATTCTCTGCTTTTTGGATCTACGTCAACAGACCCTCGGTGGTCATTGTTGCGAGCGTTTGCTCTACGATTGGAATCGTGGCCAAATGAAAAAGCTAGGGAATTAATATGGGACTATATATCTTATATGTGGGCTAACAATAAAGAAAAACTGGTTGGAGTTGTTAAAATACCAACCGGTGGGACTATAACTTATGAGAATATCTTGAATAGTTATATGTCTGATCGCGATATAGCGAATCTTTATTGTGGATTTGAAACGACCAGTATGCGAGATGTT